AATCCAGTATATAATATTGGCTTGGGGCGGTATCTCAAGAAAATTGAGCATCGAATTTACAAGGCTATAGCCAATGTTTTTAACGATGATGACCCGGTTGTTGCTAAAGGAGTAAATGTTGTTGAATTAGGTGGTATAATGCAACGCAAGTGGAACAGGTTTCGCAATCCAGTGGCAGTGGGTTGTGATGCAGTAAAGTTCGATATGCATTGTAGTCCTGAGATTCTTGGATGGGAACATAGTCTTTACCAGATGCTGTTCCCAAATGACAAGGAACTCAAGAGGCTACTTAGTTACCAAATCAACAACAGGGGAGTTGGATACTGTGACGATGGGAGCTTGAAGTACAAGGTGAAAGGTAGACGGTTTAGTGGGGACATGAACACTGCCCTCGGAAACTGTATCATTGTGCGGCATGGCGTATTCATACGCAAGGGAGAAAGGAGTGGACATTGCCTTTATCAATAATGGTGATGACTGTGTTTTCTATATGGAAAGAGAAGATCTGGCTAGGTTTAATACTGGGTTCAACGATTGGTTTTTGGAGATGGGCTTCAGAATGACAGTTGAAGAACCTGTATATGAATTGAGTCAAGTCGAGTTTTGCCAAATGAAACTCATAGAAACCATTCGTGGACCAGTAATGGTTCGCAACTTCCAGACAGCAAGAGAGAAGGATTCTTGCTCCTTTTTACCGTTGGACAGTGATAAACAGGTTAGGAAATGGATGTGGGCCGTTGGTGAATGTGGGTTAGCTTTAACTGCAGGAGTTCCTGTGTTTCAGTCTTTCTACAAATGGTATATGCGACATGGGGTAATCTCAAACGTAAAGAACTCAGTACAGATGCAATCTGGTATGATGTTTTTGGCGCAAAGGTTGGAACCTGTGGAGCAACCAGTCTCTTCGGAGGCTCGTGTATCATTTATGGAGGCTTGGGGATACACTCCAGATGAGCAGACAGCTCTAGAGAGTTATTATGACAATCTAGATTTCGTTTATTCGAAGACCCACGTTGATAAATTCGAGGAAATAGAAG